GCTATTCTTGTGCCGAACGATCGCCTTCGCCATGATGCTGAGCGCAGTGCGCTGTACGCCGAAGTTGGCGCACTTCGGCAGCTCAGGATTTTTACCCATGTAGATCGTGCCGCCGTCGGCCATACGGAGATACCTGGTGCGCTCGGCCTCCTCCAGCTGGTCGTAACGAAACTGGAAGGCCTTCTCATAGCGATCGGACCAGAAGTCGATCAGGCCCTGCGCCTTCTCAATGCTGATCCTGGTGGCATACGACAGGCCGGGAGCGCCGCCCCCATAAATGATTAAAAATGAAACCGGCTTGGCCGCCTGCCTGGCGATCTTGCCTGCCTTGGTGGCTTTAGTAATTGCCTTGCCGACCATGTACGATCCAACTTCGGCGTGGACGTCGCCCTCGATGCAGTCGATCAGTAGCTGCTGATCGCCCGATAGAAGCGCCAGGGTACGCAGCTCGATGCCGCTGTAGTCGAGCGACACCAAGCTGCGGCCCAGGCCTGCCGTAAACGAGCTTCTCACGCTCGTAGCCTCCCCTAACAGCTCCCGATCTCTCGGCATCTGCTGGAGGTTCGGGCCGGAGCTGCTAAACCGACATGTCTTAGCAGCCCCGATGTTAAACCTGGCTCTGATCCGTTTGTCCGGCGACAGCAGCGCGCTGGTGATCAGCGACTGGCCGAAGCTCGACAGATATTTTGAGATCGTCTTGTAGTCGGCCAGGAGATCGAAGATTTTTTCCAGCGGCGTGCCGGTGAATGTACCGGCGAGATTTTTCAGCGTGTCATTCTTCATTGACAGCTGGCCGGTCTTCTCCGTCTTCGGCCAACCGGCCAGGACGTGATCCGGCAGATACCTGGCGAAGTAATCCGACCACTGCGAGGCGCTGTCGATGTTGTTGACGTCGGCGGCCTTAACCATGCGCCGGATCGCCTTGTACTTCTTCTTCTTGATCTCGCCCCAGTGGTCGACGAGCACCTGGTGCGCCGATCGGTCGAGCAGTATCCCGGCGTCCTCCATCTCGATGACGGCGGGCACCATGTCATTCAGCAAGTGAAAGGCGTCCCAGCGGCCTGGATCGGATTGCTCCGACCAATACTCCCAGAGCCGCCAGGTGACGTCGGCGTCGAAGTAGGCATAGTCGAGCTGCTCCTGGGTGAGCCGCTTGGCGGCCCAGTTGCCCGCCTGCTCCGTCTTGTCCATCTCGACGTCCAAATCCCACAGCGCGATCTGCATGAGCTTAAAGCGGCCCCCGCCAAGGATCGCCCGGCGCAGGTAGCCGACGTCGAGCAGCTCAGGATCGCTGCCCGCGGCCTGGAACCATCGCCCCTCGAAGCCGGAGTAGAAGACGATCCACTGGCCGCCCTCGAATAACCTGGCGCACTTCTTGAAGCCGCCCTTAATGCGATCGAAATCGACTAAAATAGAGATTTTTGTATTGCACAAGCTCACCAGGCGGACCCGGCCAGAACCTGCGTCGAGGGACGTCGTCTCGAAATCGAGCGCCGTCGGCCCCATCTTTTTGCACCTGGTGACAACCTTCCGCAGTTCGGCGAAACTTGACACTAATTTGTATTTTGGTGTATTTGTCATGCTTCGGTTTAACCTCCGATATGATGATGTGAAAAGAGCCCGTTTAAAAATCTAGCCCCGGCCCGCGAGAGCCGGGGCTAAATTTATGCGCTATTTCTTTTTGCGCTTCGCCGCTTTCTTCTTCGGCGCTTTACCGTCCAACAGATCGTCGTCGGACATATCGCCAGCGAAGTACGCTTCGCAGGCCTTCCTGGTGACCCAGGCCTCGACGTCGAGCACCGGCTTCCAGTTGACCTTGTCCTGGGCTTCGAACTGCTCAGCTCCCAGGGTGACGATCGGAAGGTGCGGCTCTTTGTTAAGTTGCCGCACACCGATCTCCTTAATCAGATCGCCGAGCACGTTACGCCCAGAGACGGAGTTCAAAGAAAATTTAACCGGCGTGCCGGAACCGTCGAGCGTCGCCATGCCGAAACCGATCGAAGGCTTCCAGCCGTCGCCGTCGGCAGTGACATCGTGATCTTCGAGATCGCTCTTTGGGATCGCCAGCTCGTCCCGCTTATAGATCGACCACTCGTAGCGGCCAACCGGCTTGGACTTTTTCCAGCAGACCCAGCCCTCGACTACGGAGAGAGGTTCTACTAAATAGAGCTGATCTGGGTCCGGCGTTTCTTTACGCTGCCCCAGAGCATAGGCACCGGACTTGCCGGAGAAGGTCAAGAAGTCGATCCCCCCCGATCCGGTCGTTACGTCTTCCCCGACTGTCGCCAGAGCTTGGCCCGCCACCTCGTCGCTGATCGCTGGGAGGTTTGAGGCACCCTTCATGTAGGATGTTAAATCACTCATTATATTACTCGCTTTCACGTTGCACGAGGAGACGCTCACTGGCCGCCCCCACTTTTTCAAACGGAGATAAATCAATCCCCGCTTTTTTAACCGCAGCCTTATCTAGTGAAGTGCGGCCCTTTACAGTCGACAGCGTCGCAGTGATGTCGCCGACAGTAATTTTGTCAGTCTTGCGTTTAAGCAATTCTTGTTTGATGGTTTCACCGATCGCCTTGCGCCGGGCTGTCTGCTTGTCGATCTCTTCTTTAATCTCCACATGCAGCTGCACAGCGCCGTCAAGTGCACTGCCCCGGTAACCCCTGCCGGAGCCGCTGGCATCGCTCTCAGCGACGCCGCAGGCCTCTGTATAAGGGCAATATTTGCAGTCGCCGGTCTTCTTGCCTTCACGATCAAGCGTGTCGGGATTGCGCGCCTTCAAGATGCGCTGCGCCCGCTTGGCATTAGCTTTGAGAATGTCGTCATCAAAGTCGACTTCAAACTGGACGATGTCATTGAAGTTCGATGCATCCATGTAGATCAGCAGACCCTTCTTAATGCCAGGATTGTCGTAGTGCTGATCGACGAGCTTCATGGCGATCTTGAGCTGGAGCACATGATGCTCCCTGGGCAGATTGCGCCGGTTAGTCCGAGGATCGATCGTCTTGAACTCTGGCACGATCCACTCGTCGTCGTAGGCGATGACGCCGTCGGGCGTCGCCGCGATCTTCGTTTCGTCGTCAGCGATACTGAATTGATTTTCGAGGGCGAAGACGAGCGGCACGTTGGCCGCAACCAGGCTCTCCACCTGGTAAATCTCGCCGTGCGATCCGCGCCAGGCGAAACCCCAGTCTTGCTCTTCCGGCTTGAACTTGTCGGGCCGCTTCGAGTACCACTGCTTGCGGATACACGTTCCGGCTTCAGATGCATTCATATATTTCGAGCGATCAATGTTAAATCCCTCGCCCGCTTTAATGGCCGTGCGGCCAGTGATCGTCAGTGCTTTAATATCTATCATGTCACTTGCTCCATTAGTTGATTGTGCCCGGCAGCTTTCCGCCCGGCGATTTTGCTGACAACCTTGTCGAGCTTGGTGTCGCTCTCAAGGATTTCAACGTGAACGTGATTAGCCTGGCCCATGCGATGCATGCGCGCATAAAACTGATCCATGATCGCCGGGCTCCAGTCTTCTTCGACGCAGATGATGTTGTTGCCGCCATGCTGAAGATCGATGGCGACGCCCATCGCGGCGATCTGGCCGATCAGGACATCGAGCTTGCCGTCGTTGAAGGCCTCTTGCAGCATCGACTTGGCACCCAGGGCAGATCGACCGTCCAGAATGCCTATGCTGAGGTCGCTGGTGGCCGTCAGAGACGCTTTTAAGCTGTCGATGACGTCTGTGTGCCAGGCACCCACTAAAACAGGCCCTGAGCCGTCCTCTACGCGCTCTGCGATGAGCTTAGCGCTGTCGCGCACCTTAGCCATGCCGAGCAGCCGACGAGTGCGTGAGAGGCTCTCATCTTTGGCCACCAGGCCCTTCTCGATCTGGCGTATGTTTTTGTTTGCCAGGTCTTTGAGCAGCGCCTTGAGTTCGTCGGAGCTGTCGAGCTTGATGGTGTAGCGGGTCTTGGTGATCGGGGGCATCGCCGCCCAGACTTCTTTGAGTTCTCTGCGGACGGCCATACCGCCGAAGAGCATCTCGTTCAGCTCGACGGTGTTGCGGCTGCCGACCGTCATCTTGACGGGGAAGCGGGCACCAGGCCACTGCTTAGTCTGTACGATGCAGTAGCGCATATTGAAGCGATCGAAAGAGACCTTGCCGATCTTCTCTTTGAGCTGAGAATATCCGGCACGGCACATGAAGGTAAAGAGATCGTCATTCCATCTGGTGCTGGGAGTTCCAGTCAAACACCAGGTATGCGTAGCGCTTTCGCAGAGGCCGTGCTTGCCAATTAGAAATCTGGTGCGCTTGGCTTTCATATTTTTCAGCGCGTGGCTCTCATCGAAGATCAGCACTTTGGCGGCCAGCTCTTTCAGCTCGGCGAAGCGCTTGGTGGCGATCTCATATGAGAGGATGTAGGCAGCGGCTGTGCCGTCAAGTTTGGTCTTGCCGGTCTTGACGATCTGGGCGTCAGCCGACAGATAATCTGCGAACTCGATCTGCCACATGTTCATGGCGATCGGCGGGCAGACAATAATGATTTTGTCTTCACCTGGGTCACGAACCAGGGCGATGGCTTCGAGGGCCGTCAGCGTCTTGCCGGAGCCCATGCCAGAGAAGTTGCCTGCGAAAGATTTCGACGCCAGGAATGCAGCGTCTTCGATTTGATGCGGGAGCGGTTCTTTGCTCATTTGTTTAACCTCCAATGTCATGTCGAAATGAATTAATACGCTCAAGCGCTGATAGTGTCAACGCTCGATTTCAAATTTGTCTGACTTCACCTGGTACTCGATGGTGCTGTCGGCCTTGTCGCGATCCATACCTTTAATCTGGCCGGGCGTGTAGCCCAGCTCAGCCAGCCCGGCGACAACGGTCTGCGGTAAAGGCTTTTTAACTTTGACGGCTGGCATCACCAGGCCGACGCGGGCAGCGCGGGGAATGGCAACATCCCCTTTGCTGCGGATTAAGAAACTAGGTAAATCTAAATTAGTCATCGTGTCGCCTCCTTAAAATTTGCCTTCGCCTGCTTCATGGCGTCGACTTTGTTGATGGCGCGACCGGCGCAAACGAGGCCGGGGCAGCCGACAGTGGCGAACCAAAAATCTTTATAGTCATTTCTGGGTGCCCGGCGCAGCGTCGCCCAGGTGATCGTCCTGGGCTGCGCTACGAAGGGGCGGAAATTGCTCTTCTTATTGAGCACGCTTGTGATTGCCCGGTTCATGTCTATTTACCTTCCAAGCCAGAGATGGTTTCAACGGCGACGGCGACTTTAGTTTTCAAGACGCGCATCGTTTCGCTGTGGCTCTGATACAAAGGCAGGTCGGGGTTAAAGTCTGCGATCATCTTCAGAGCCTCAAGCAGCTCAGGACCGGCCTGCTGGATTTTCCAGATGCGATCGCTCTCGGCCTGCTCGGCGGCCTTGTCTTCTTCGGCCTGCTTCTCAGCTGCCTCACGCTTGGCGATGTCCTTGTCCGACGGGATCACTTCAAACCACTTGCGGACGGTGTCGAGCATGTCGGCTTTTTTAAGGACGACGGCGTGGCGGCCATAACCATATGCTTCAGGATGCACCAGGACGGCTTCGCCTGAGCGGTCGCGCAAAATGTATTCGTTGCCGCTGTAAGGCGTGAAGGTTGCGACGTGTTCGCCGTCGACGACGACGCGCTGATCATAACGTGAGGTGTACTTGTCTGTCTGGAAGCCGCGCTCGATGACGACGTCTGCCTGGGCGGCTTTGTCGGAGATAACCGTCACCAGACCCCAGCGCAGTGCCCCTTTCATATTCTTGTCGCCGTCGCCGCCGACACGATGGCCGCCGACGCCTGCAATGGCGTGCCACTTGTCGCCGAAGCTGTTACCTTCAGTGCGGGCTAAAGTAATGACTGCAAATTCGGCTTTAGATGGGTTCATCTGTCTGCCGTTGTTGTCAAAAAATTTGTGCTCTACAATTGCATCGTGAAAATTTAACATGTCATGTCTTCCTTTTTAAGTTTTGCCTCAGTTGGCACCCCGAAGGCCCCAGGATCACAAAACGATCGCTGGGGCTGTTGGGGGAGGGAGGAGGGGTTACGCCAGGGCGACTTCCCAGTGGCGGTCTTTAACTTGATCGGGTGAGCAAATGCGATGGACGTCGACTGCGACATCGATGGCAGTCATTTTGCTGTACGCTTCAACTTCAACTGCCTGGCGAGTGCGCTCGATGATTTCGCCGTAAGCCGCTTTGCGCTCATAAGATACTACGCAATAAATTTCTTTGATCCAATCTTCGCGTCCGTCTGAATGAGTAATTATTGCCATGTCGTTGTTTCCTTGTTTCTGTGAATGTCCTAGGACATTAATCTATCAGTGCGTGATAGTCAACCCCAGCGGGGCATGTATTTTTAAGCTACGCGTTTCAAAAATTCTGGGATCGCCATTGGGTCGGTTTCGACTTTGATGCCGGTGTGAGCTTCGAGGCCGCGACGATCCATTTTCAAAGTGAAGCCAACTTCTTTTTCCAGCTCAACATATTTTTTGTAGAGGTCTGGGTTTGCTTTGGCGGCGATCCGCAGGTCTTCGTCTGAAGAGTAAATGCAAAATACGCAGCTCAGTCTTTCCATGCCCAGGTCATATGCGAAGTGGCGGGTCTGTCCGTCCTGCTCGATGATTTCCCAGACGCGATCTTCGAGGATGTCTTGTATCGGCAAGAACTCAATGATGTGGCGTTTGGTATTTGACTTATTAGATTTAGTCCAGGGATTTTTCTCGGCGCGATCGTCACTCTCTTCAGCGCGGAGGCCGATGCAATCGACGAAGCGGGTGATGCCTTCTTTGTTATTCATCTGGGTATAGATTTTGGTGATCGGGCCGGTCTTCAGATCGGAGGTGCACTGGCGGGAAAGATTTGGTGCGGGGAACGGAGCAGCCAAAGTTGCTTTCGTGTCACCGGCTTCAATTTTCTCGGCCAGGTTAGATTGGTTTTTGACGTGGCGTGCGCGAACCATTGAGAAGAAGTCTGCCTGGCGGGTTACTTCGCCGGTCTTCTTGTTGACGTCGCCGATCTCACCGCGACCATGCTGGGCAGTGATGACCCGCAAGTCGTGCTCGATGTTGGCATTGATATGATCTTGCAGGTCGGACCAGTCGGCACCAACGAGGTCGGCGTGGACGACGGTGATCTGATCGGCTGGCACCAGGCTTTTGATTACTGCATACATTGCCTGGCTGTCTTTGCCGCCGCTGTGATTGACGACGAACATTGCGCCCGCTTCGATTTCAGCTTTGATTTCTGCTTCGAAAAGTTTGGTCGTTCCGGTTTCAAATTTGGTCATGTCATTCTTCCTTTTAATATGTGTAGCCAGCTTTAAAAAATAATTCTTGAGCTTCGGGATAATCGCCGCCGCTCAAAGTATCGCCAATACTGTTCAAAGCCAGGTTCCAGTATTCGGCGCTGTCAAACTCGATGCTCGTGTCTTCTTCGATCGTGCAATCAGCATTATCAAGAGCAGCGTGGATGACATAGTTAGCGTCTTCATGTTGGTACACCGCTTCGCGGAGGCTGTTAAAAAACTTTTTTGCTTCGTCTCTAGTCATGTCGTTTTTCCTGTGTTTCCGTTTAAGCTACGTAGTAGCTTAAACTATCATGCACTGATAGTCAACCCCTCTGGGGCAAATAATTGACATTTTTTGCAAATTAATTTAAGTTGATTTTCGAGCTATTTTTGGAGGTTAAACGACATGACAAGTAAAATCATCAAAGCCGCGCTGGCCGTGGCAAAGCATTATCCCGTATTCCCTACATATAATAAGAAGCCGTCTTGGAGCAATGCCGACCTGGGCGTCGCCCGCGGCCAGGGCGGCTACAAGATCGCCACGCAAGACCCGATGAAGATCAAGTCGCTGTTCGCACATCAGCGGGCGAAAGAGATCGCAGTGCCGATGGGTGAGCGCACCGGCATGCTCTGTATCGACGTCGACATATATAAAAACCCGGCGCTGCAAGACTTCATCGACGCCTGGCCGCAGCTGAGCAAAACTAAATGCCACAAGACGCGATCAGGCGGCCTCCACTTCTTCTTTAGGCACCCAGGTGCTGATATTAAATTCCCGTCGACGCTCCAACCAGGCGTCGACGTCAAGTCGTCCGGCACCGGCTACGTCTGCTGGCCGGGCACCGACGGATACGAAGTGATCCGCAAGGGGCCGCTGGCGATGTTTCCCCTGGCAATGCTCGAAGAGGCGATGAAGGAGAAGGGCGGCACCGGCAACATCACCGGCTCATATAATAGTGAGAGCGACCAGGCGCTGATCGATCGGATCGTGGCGGGTACAGATTTTTACCCGGCGCTGCGGACGCTCAGTTATAGGCTGCCGACCAGGCCGCAGAGATTTACCGAGGCGCAGCAGATCGAAATACTTAATGGCATCATGGCGTCGAGCCTGGCCGCCGATGGGGATCACCCCAGGTACTTCGATTGGTACGATCGGGTAGAGAAGATACCTGAGCTGGTGCGATCGGCCAATGAGAAGCATGACGAGCCGCTGCTGCCTGAAGAAATCTTGTTGCAGGGGGCGAAGGATCAAGAGAAGGCATTTATATCTGAGAAGGTGATGATAGCCGCGACGGGGCGATCCGTTGGTCCGCAGCGAGAGAGTACCGCTGCGGATATCGAGCAGAAAATTAAGGCGGGCCCATCTCAACCGGCTTCGTCGTTCACGCAGTTTACTGCTCAGAGTTTAAACAAGACGACGATCAAGCCGGTCGAGTGGATCGTGCCCGGCATGTTACCAAAACAATCAACAGTTAGTTTGGCGGGAACGTCAAACGTCGGTAAGACGCGCTGGCTGGCCGGGTATGTCATGTCCCTGGCCGTCGGCGATGTCGGTCGGATGGGCCTCCCCCCTCACCAGGGAAAGACCAGGGAGGCCCACTCGACTTTATGGATCGCAAACGAGGAGAAAGTTGATGACATCGCAAGACGACTTAAAGCCGCGGCCCGTCAGCACAGCGTCAATACGTCGGCACCTATCGCTGTGCGAGGCAAAGATGACGGCATGCTACGACTTGTTGCACTTAACGAGATTGGCCAGCCAGAAATTGACGAGGCCAATGTTGCTCTTATTGTTTCTGAAGCTCGTCAGCTTCACGCCAGTGTTATTGTGTTCGATCCTTACGTTACATTGTCTGATGCTATTGATGAGAATAGTGCTGCAAGTGCCTCTGTTCTTACTAAGGCATTTATAATGATCGCCTCGTTGACCGGCGCTGCTGTTTTGCACGCACATCACACGCCGAAGGGATCGCACTCGGACCCGCCCGACTGGTACAGAGCGGACCCAGGAGGCTGGCGCGGCAGCGGCGCTATATACTCGGCCCTCGACTGTGCCTTCACCCTCTCACACTGGCTGCCTGGCGATCAGAACAGCCGCAAGGCCTGGCGCAAGAACACGATCAAGCACAAACTCACCAGGTGGATAATTCTCGACAGCGCTAAGATACGAGAGGGCATTGCGATCGACAGCGTCGTCTATGAATTGGTGCCGCAGAAGATGGCCAAAGGCGAAGGCGATCCGATCGGCGTCTGCCGCCTGGCGACCGAGCACGAGGCCGAAAATGCGCTGCTCGATCTCGCCGTTGACAGTCTGTCGGCGGCGGCGATCGGCGAGGCGCTCGGCAGGCATCTCGGTGTCGGTCGGCACGAGAGCATGTCCCAGGTGGCCAAGCTGATGGAAGGCCGAGAGTTCTGGCCGCACCCCAAGACACTCAAACCGGCACACAAACAAGAGCTGGCTGAAATGTTCGCTGAGCCAGTGGCGACGGATCACTACCGCGTCTGGATCGACGTTGACGATCGTGAGACGACAACCGGCAAATATGCCATTAACATAGAGGAGAGAGAATAATGCGTCAGATCAAATCATATCGCATGGGCTACAAAAATATTTGGGGATTATTCTGGTGCCTTTACCGCATCAACCAGAGCTGCTTGGCGGAAGATTATCAGACAACAATTAGTGTGAGATTTCCAATTAAAAAGGAGAAGAAAGATGACTGAGATAAATAAATCCTACCAAGAGGGCGTCGATATACTGGCGCGCATCAAGATATGGCTGGAGACCGAGCGGTGAAAATATCCGGCGTCCACTTCCAGCGCCAGGAGGCCCGGTTTCTCATTCTGCTGATGTGCGATCGCTACGTCAGCTACGCTGAGTTCATCGAGTTCATCTGGCCCGATCCCGATCTTCAGCCATTAGGCGTGCTGAAAATTCTGGATCAATATTTGTTTCGTATTCGCCGGAGGATAAAGCCGCTGGGCTGGGAAATTATTCAGCAGGGGCCAAGGTCTTATGGACTTTTACGCGATCATCGATGGACATTAAAGGAGATTGAACATGATCCACTTAGAAATGTCAGCTGCCGCGCTGATTAAACTCTCGGAGCAAGAGATGCCTGAGAGCACCAGAGAGATGCTAGAGGAGACGAAGCCATCAGCGCATGATGCCTATCAACTAGGCTGGTCAATGTGCTTCCTGGCGTTTAAAAGTTACCTTTTAAAAGAGGCCTAAATATGTGGAACAAGCTGGGCACAAGCTGGTGTACTTGTTTCTTAGTTTTTGAGATGGGTGCTGGCTTTCCAGCTTGTTCCTGGGTGTTCAGGAACAAGCTGGTACAAGCTGCTGTAAGTCATTGGTATAGTTGGAAAAGGAACAGCTTGTTCCTTGTTCCCCTATACCCTAAAGGGTATAGGCAGCTCGGTGCTGCCATATCCCTGGTAGGAGGAGGACGGTATTTTGTTGATATACGGAATTGATCCAGGCATCACGGGCGGCATTGCCCGCATAAATCACGACGGTAAATTGCTCGATGGTATTCGCATGCCGACGACAAATATTTGGGGCGGCGCAAAACAGAAGAAGAAGATCGTCGACGCGATGGCCGTCAAAGATTTTATTCAGTGCCAGACATCAGCCGACACAAATTACAGGCAGCACAGAACTTATGTAGCGATCGAGCGCGTTCACTCGATGCCGACTGATGCCAGGTCAGCGGCGTTTTCTTTTGGCCGGAGCTTCGGTGCCGTCGAGGCGATCGCCTGCTGCCAGGTCGGCGCTGGTGCCGTGACTTGGATCACGCCGCAGGTGTGGAAGAAGTTTTATAACCTCAGTCGAGTGAAGGGAGAGAGCATAGCGCTGGCCCAGACGCACTTCCGCAGGGACTACCGCTGGAAGTATAAGGCCGATGAGGGGATCGCTGAAGCGGCACTAATTGCGCTCTATTACTTGACGACGAATACCTTTTCAGCGTAAAAGAATTTTAACGGCCTGTGGCCGTCCCCCTGAGACCTTGTCCTGGTGCTCCTCCTCCCTAAGCACCAGGAGCTTTTTGGGAGCTGAGATGCCTGAAGAAGATTTACCAGAGGTGGCAACACTGGAGCAGCAGATCGGCGCTGCCCTGTTTCACGATCTCATTATGAAAGAGCACAGCATCGAGAGCCTGGTGGCGATCATTGGCCACATGGGCGAACTCGTTTTGAGTTATGCTCAGATGCAGGCAGCTGTCACTAAAGCTGTCGAGAACCAACAGAACACGAGGCCCAATTAATGCAGGTGCAGCAAGTCGACATCGAAGTCCTCGCCCCTTACGCATTTAATGCCAGGACGCATTCGGCGGCCCAGGTCGAGCAGATCGCCAACAGTATCACTGAGTTCGGTTTCAATAACCCGGTGCTGATCGACAAGCAGAAGGGCATCATCGCTGGCCACGGTCGAGTGCTGGCGGCCAGGCAGCTCGGCCTCAAGAAGATACCGACGATCACCCTGAAGCATCTCACTGAGCAGCAGCGTAAAGCATTCATCCTCGCCGACAATAAGATCGCACTGAACTCCGGCTGGAACCATGAGCTGCTGCAAGTCGAGCTGGGTAATCTCTCCGACGAGGGTTTCGATCTGGAGCTGCTTGGCTTCGATGACTTCAACCTCGAAGAGCCCGAAGCAGAGCACAGCGATCCATCTTACGGCGGCGCGACGAGTATGAGCAGAGGGTCAGCCCCACTGAAAGTATGGCGGGCTAAGAAGCTCTTAAAAGGCAAGGTGCTCGACTTCGGCTGCGGCCAGGATGTTCACGAGTTCACCAGGTACGACGCCTTCACTTGTCCCGACGTCAGCGTCTTGAGAAAATCCTACGACACTGTCATGTGCAACTATGTCGTCAACGTGCAGCCAAGCGATCACTTGATCACCGAGATCGTCTGCCTGCTGTCGAAGCTCATTAAACCAGGCGGCACTGTTCTGATCGCCGCGGTCAATTCCAGAGACCTCGACTACACAGATGCAGCTGGCGGCCTGGAGCTGCGATCGGCTGATCGCCTGGCCGAGCTGATCGAGCCCTTCTTCGATGACATCGATCTAATTGAGAAGACGAAGTGCTACGCATTCGTCTGCAAAGGAGCGGGTTAATTCTTCCCGACTAGAAAAAGCATGCCGAAGAAAAAAGCTAAACGAGAGCGCGCTGGACAACCGGCACACAAACCTGATTTGGATACTCGTGCCGCGGTCGAGCAGATGGCCGCGGTCGGCATCCCCCAGTCGAGCATCGCCGTCGTCCTGAAGATGGACGAGAAGACCCTCCGCAAATGGTATCGAGAGGAGCTGGATACAGCCGCGATCAAAGCCAATGCCAAGGTCGGCGGCAAGCTCTTCAACAAGGCGATGAACGGCGACACAACCGCGGCGATCTTCTGGGCCAAAACTCGGATGGGCTGGAAAGAGACCAGCGCCGTCGAGCACTCTGGCCGGGGCGGCGGCCCGATCGTTTTATGGGGAGGGCAAGAGCCATCGCTTATCGAATAGGCCAGGCATCTCCGATCTTCGACATGTTCCAGGCTCCGAGCCGGTACAAGGCATTGTATGGTGGCCGCGGCAGCGCCAAGTCGCACTTCTTCGGCGAGGCCATGATCGGCAACGCAGTCGCGGCACCTGGTCTGCGCGCCGTCTGTATCCGTGAGGTGCAGAAGTCGCTCAAGGATAGCGCCAAGCTGCTGCTCGAAGATAAGATCGAGGCGATGGGTGTCGGCCAGCACTTCGACATCCAGAATGACCAGATCAAGACGAAGGGCGGCGGCCTGATAATCTTCCAGGGCATGCAGGATCACACAGCCGAAAGTATCAAGTCGCTGGAGGGTTTCAATATCGCCTGGTGCGAAGAGGCGCAGACCCTCTCGGAGCGATCGCTGGAGCTACTGAGGCCGACGATCCGAGTGCCGGGCTCCGAGATATGGGCCAGCTGGAACCCCAGAGCGGCCAGCGACGCCGTCGACAAGTTCTTCCGAGGCAAGGGCGGCGCGCCGGACAACACGCTGATCTCTCGCATCAGTTACCAGGACAATAAATTCTTCCCCGACGAGCTGGAAAAGGAGCGCCTCCATGACAAGAAAACGAAACCCGATCGGTATGCCCATATCTGGCTCGGCGAATACGAGCCGCAGGCCGTCGGAGCCATCTGGAACCGGCAGGTCATCGAGGATAATCGCCGCGTCGACAGCCAGGAGCTGCGCGACGGCCTGGAGCGCATCCTGGTCGCTATTGATCCGGCTGTGTCGGACAATGAAGATCACACCAACAATGAGCATGGCATCGTGGTCGGCGGCATGGACGCAGGCAAGCACGGCTATCTGCTTGAAGATGCGTCGATGCATGGATCGCCTCACCAGTGGGCGACGAGAGCCGTCGCCATGTTCGACAAGTGGGAAGCCGATGCCGTCGTCATCGAGAAAAACCAGGGTGGTGACATGTGTAAGTACACCCTCCAGACAATTCGAAAATCTCTTCCAGTTATTGAGGTGCACGCCACTCGCGGCAAGCACGTTAGAGCCGAGCCAATTAGCGCGCTATATCCGGTTGGCCGAGTTTCACATGTTGGCAGCTTCCCCGATCTCGAAGACCAGCTCTGCCTCTTCACGGCCAGCGGCTGGGAAGGCGACGAAGACAAATCACCAGACCGAGCAGAAGCCTGGATTTGGCTCTGCACAGAATTATTCCCAGCGATGACGACGCCTCGTGGCAAGAGCCGACCGGCGCAGCATCACGTAGATGGAGGATGGATGGGTGGATAACACGATTACGGATGAGCTGACCAATGCGCGCTACGCCTTTCACCAGGTCGTCAAGGCACGCATCGCCGAGGCGCTCGGCGTTAAAATGATACTGCCGGTCGACACCGGCAACGCCCAACTTTATTATGACCGGGCGATGGCGAACTTTGATCAGATCGTGGCCAGCGGCAATGCCGAAGTTAACGGTCAAGAAATGGAGCTAGGATATAATGGTTGACGATAGAAATGATGGCGTAAGCGATCCCACCGTCCGCGAGGCACTGGAGCACTTCGAGCACAGCGAAGAGGGCTCGACTGAAAACCGTGAGGCCTACGAAGAGGATACCAAATTTGCCCGCAGCAGCGATCAGTGGCCAGCGGCGATCAAAAAGCAGCGTGTTCAAGAGGGCCGCCCCTGTTTAGTCATCAATAAGATGCCGCCCCTCATCCGATCGGTCGTTAACGAGAGCAAGCAGAATAAGCCTGCGATCGTCGTCTCGCCGGTCGACAATGGAGCCGATCCAGATACTGCCGAAGTGATCCAGGGACTGACCCGATCAATTGAGCGCAACAGCAACGCACAAGTTGCCTATGGCACTGCCATCGATCATTCCGTGACCGGAGGATTTGGTTTCTTCCGGCTCGATATTGACTTCGCCCACCCTGAAACCTTCGAGCTGGAAGTCGGCATTAAGCGCATCCCTAATGCGCTGTCGGTGCACTGGGACACAGCGTCGACGGAGTTCGACGCCAGCGACTGGAATTACGCCTTCATCAGCGACCATCTCGACAAGGACGATTTCAAGAGGATGTATCCAGATGCCTCGATGGTGCCCTTCGATGGCAACACGATGTCCGACGCTTCGGCTAAGTGGCTCGATGACGATCGCATCAGAGTGTCGGAATACTTTAAACGCACCGAGAAGGAGCGTAAGCTAATCCAGTTCAAACAGAAAAATCCTGAGACCGGCCAGGATGACATCCTGACGATGCGCTGGGACCAAATGCCGCAGCTGGCCGCGGCCTTCTTCGAGGGCCAGGGAGTTCAGGACATCAACGTCGATGAAGACGGCCTGGCCGAAGCATTCATTCAGGCTGCCAACATTACGATCGTTGCCGACCGCATGGCCAAATATTATGAAGTCATGCGCTATATGATCAACGGCGTCGAAGTGCTCGAAGAGAACAGATGGCCGGGCAGCACGATCCCAATCTGCCCCGTCTGGGGCGATGAGCACTACATGGACGGCGTCCGGCATTTCAAGTCGCTGATCCGTGATGCCAAAGACCCGCAGACGATGCATAACTTCTGGCGATCGGCGACGACCGAGTTAGTGGCGCTGGCACCGAAAGCTCCCTGGGTCGGACCCAAAGGCTTCATCCCGTCTGACGATGACAACGAGGTTAAGTGGGCAAATGCCAACAGCCGCAGCTACGCCTTCCTCGAATACGAGCCCGCTGCCGGAGCGGCACCAGAGCGGCAGGCGTTTGCCGGTATCCCGACCGGCGCGCTTAACGAAGCCGTGGCGGCCAACGAAGACATGCAAGCCATCACCGGCATTTATCCATCAGCCATCGGAGCCCAGTCGAACGAAACGTCCGGCAAAGCTATTTTGGCCAGAGAGCGGCAAGGAGATGTCAGCAACTTTCATTTCCTCGACAATCTTGCCAGAGCAATTCAATACGCCGGTCGGTGCATCGTCGAGGTCATCCCTTCAGTCTACTCGACGAGGGAGACGATCCGCATTCTCGGCGAAGACAGCACAGAAAAAGTTATTAAGCTGACCCAGGAGGCCGGAGGCACCCAGGGCGATGAGAAGCTCTATAATCTTTCGGTTGGCCGCTACGACGTCACCGTGAAGACCGGGCCGTCGTTCTCGACGCAACGCGAAGAGACCAGAGAGACGCTCATTGAACTAATGAGAGCTGTACCAGCCGCGGCACCGATTATTGGCGATGCGCTGATGGAGCACATGGACTTCATCGGCAACGACAAGATTGCCAAGCGTCTCAAGGCAATGCTGCCGCCAGAGATCAGAGCGCTCGAAGATGAGAAAATCACCGAGGCTGAAAATCCAGAGGCCGCGGCGCTACAAGTTCAGCTCGATCAGGGCATGCAGAAGTTCAAGCAGCTACAGCAGCAAGGCCAGATGCTGGCTCAAGAGCTGGAGCAGCTCAAGAAGTCAAAGGCCGCCGACGCCGAAGGCAAGCGCCTCGACAATCAGACGAAGCAGATGGAATTGAATGTCAAACTGGAAGAAGCCAAGGCGCGCCTCGCCGAACTTCAGCCGTCCGACAATCTGCTGGCCGAGAAGCAAGGGCAGTGGGCATACGATATGGCCGTGCTCGACGACAAGCAGGCGCACGAGGCGATCCAGAACGACGCCGATCGTCAGATCAAAGAAGACGAAGCCAACGCCGCTCTGGCCGCTCAGGAAAGTAAGCAGCAACATGACGCACTCGAAGCAGCTGCCGATCGTCAGGTCGATCTGGCCAAAGTGATTTTGGCGCAGGCCGGTAAAGACGAAGCTACGCTGGGCGATGACACCCTGCAAAACGCCTTAGTGTTAGCTGCCGAAATGCTGGACCCTTCGGTGACTGAAATAATTGGTGGAGAAGCATAATGGGTACAATCGGTCAAACTCTTTACGACACCGTCGACCAGTATATTAAAGACCGGCCAGTGTCATCTTTGGGCACGCTTGGCACTACGCTGCTCGGTGCTAACCTTCCCACGTCGCTTATCATTGGTGGAATTACTCGTGGCATCGACGCCGTCACCAACCGTGACGCCGCTAATAAAGATATAGAAGCAATGGGTATCCACGCCACTGGGCCAGCTGGCCAAGATCGGCGCACCAGCGCGCTCGAAGATTTTATTCCGATCTTCGGTAGAACTATCCGCAAGCAGAAGCAAGACATCGTCGACGCAGTCAAAGCTGAAATCGATGCCGCGCCGACCTGGAACCCAGGTGACGCCGACACCGGCTTGAATGCTGGTGGCCTGACGGCACCGACCGGCATGCCGCACGCGCCAGTGACGATGACGCTGATGGGGCCGCCCGGCAATCGATCACCCTGGCGCAATGCTGACAGGCCGACAAACACTGCTAACAATCCTTTTTATGGCCGGGGACGCTATGGCCCTAATGCTGCATCGCTGCTTGAGCCAGTAGGCGGCGGGCGCACTGGCAACCAGTACAACGGCGTCGTCTCATATCCTAATGGGCCGAATAATCCGGTAACCACATACGACGATCGCGTCGATCTAC